CGGCGGATTCGATGCGACATTCAATTCAAGCTTCAGAAAAAATTGGGCTTGGAAAATCCAAAGCAGATTGAACGACATGAAAGAAGCGGAAGAAAAGGACGGAAGGCGCGAAGTTAAGCAAGGCAAAAAGATCAACGTCAGAGCGATTCAAGTCCGAGGCAAAAATGAAATCGAACAAACAAAAGCGCTTTCATTAAGAGACCAAAAATATCCGAAACTAAGAAAAGGCACAGGATTCACAATCGGTGGAGCTGGAGCAAGAGCAGGAAAACAAGCAGGAGCAAATGCAGGATTAGGCCGTCAGGTATCAGGAAGACAAACCCGGAGAATCGCAGGAATATAAATCTTTTTCGAAGACCTCCTTGACAGGGGGTCTTCTTAATGTATACTAATAAAGCAAGCTCGTCACTTGCCGAACCAAACCGAACCGGAGTTAAATCCATGACAACAATCACCGCGAAGAATACCAAGGCTGAAATTCTTGCCGAGGCTCTTCCACTGATTGACGACCAAAAGGAAACGATTCAAATTCTTACCGAGAAATTGAACGCCGCCCTAATCCTTCTAGGAATCACAGCAGCAGCCGCCGCTATTTTCTAAACCACCCGCCCCTCATTTGAGGGGCTTTTTTTAACACAATGAAAAAAAGAACTAAATCAAAACCAGCTCAAAAAGGGACAACATTAAAACAAGCTCGCGAGTACATAAATCATTGGGCTAATGACCTTGGGCCAACGCAGGAAGAATACGAAGAAGCGCTAAAAGGTGGCGGCTTTACTCGTTTTAGATTGATGTGGAGAATATGGCATATAAATAAATACCGAGAAGGAGAAATGGGAATCTTGACGATTAAATCAAAAAGAGGATCAGTTGTGAACAAACCATTTACAAGGACTGATGGAAGCCTTGATGTTTCCCACCTTCCAAGTCCAGAAAGAAAATATTTATGTGTTGGCCGGAATCAAAGTCTTTTAATAAATTGACAGACTGCCAAACCCCGCCAAGATAAGAAAGGACAAAAGGGAAGGCAAACGCTCCGAATCTGCGCGGGGCGTTTTTTTTTTGCGAATTAGTTGACACCTTTTAAAGTTATATGTATACTAAAGAAGTCAAACACAGGAACCACAAATGACTACAGCAACAATCATCACTGAAGCCCAAATCTTCGAATGGACCGAGCAACTTTGTGAAGCACTTGCAGAAAACTACAAGCGTTTTCACTACAGAGCAATGACTCAAGATCCAACTTTTGCTGATAGTGCTTACGGCAAAAAGCAAATTAAAGAAATGGACGAAGGTACAGCTAAGTTGATGAAGTTTCGTATTCAGCCCGGCAAAAAGTATTTAAAAATCATCCAACAGGAGTTTGATACTTACAACGACAGGAACGAATGGAGGGACGGAAGCGTTCACGCTTTTATCGACAAGCAAACAGGTGAGATCTACAAGCCCGCGGGCTGGAGAGCACCAGCGAAGCACGTTCGATATGATCTAAGAGATCAAAAGAGCAGAGACTTCGTTCTTAACCCTGATAACTGCACATGGGCCGGCGGATGGCTTTACATGAGATAAGCCAAAACAAAACGAAAAGAGGGGCCAAGCGCCCCTCTTTTTTTTACCTTGTTGACAGCTCTTAAGTTTATATGTATACTAAAGAAGTCAATCACCAAACGAACCACAATGGGAAACGTAACACACAACTTCGACCCACAAATCGGCGACAAGGCAGCGGTTTATTATTACTCTGATGTTCACCCTTGCACCGTTATCAAAAGGACCAAAAAATTTGTAACTGTTCAAATGGACGATTACAAGTTGAACAAGGATTCACATCCTAAAATCATCCCCGGAGGATTCGTCGGACATTGCACTAATCAAAATGAGCTTAAGTACGACATCACCAGAAACGAAAACGGCGGGACTATGAAATTCGGAGTAAGACAAAACGGCGTATGGTGTCAGTGTGGCGCCCACTATTCCAACCCAACCGCATTAGGTAAAGGATGGAGAGCCAAGCACGATTACAACTTCTAAACCAAACGACCCCGAAAGGGGTCTTTTTTTTATGTGTTGACAACTTCCTTTCTTGTTTGTATACTAAAGAAGTCAACGAACCAAACGAACAATGGACACTTTCTTCAATCGCTTCTTCGACGAAAAGAACCTAGAAAACAGGATCTACGAAGTAGCAGCTCCACAAGGAACAATGAACTTTATCGAAACCGATATAGTCATTGCAAAGATCAAAACAACTCAGGGCGAGGAAGCTCAAAAGATCGAAACTGTTTTAAGAAAAATTGATTTTGCAAACGGTAACGTTCACCATTTCTTAAATCACATTGCTCAGGCAATGGCGATTGATTTCTAAACCTACAGGAACCCAAACAGTGAAAAACTTTTTTTTCTTTCTATGCGTCGCGGCGGTCTTCTATACCGCCCTTGACGGATCATTAACAAACATGACGAAGGCCGATTGTCAGGCTGGAATCGAAAAAGCTTGCGAGGAATTGATCAAATGAATTTAACTAATGATCAATTAAAAAGGGTTATAAAACTTGTCTTAGATGCCCGAGCCAAATACGTTAATCGACTTGACGAAGACCTATTGCAAAAGTTAAGCGTTGAATTTGTAGAAAGAACAATTAAAAAAGATTACGACCAAAAAAAAAGAAAACCTGTTTCAAAAGAACCTGTTTTAAAAGAACATGACTTTGACTGTATTTGGTCTACAAAAGAAACAGCAAAAAAATTGCATGTAACGCAAGAAGACTTAAGAGCGCTCCGTAATGCAAAAGAATTAAAAGAAGGATGGCATTACATGACAGGAAGATGGCCAAGACCGACAGCTATTTGGTACGACCTAAATCAAACTTGCAAACAGATACATGGAATTAGTTGGGATGATTTTAGTCGCCCAAACTTTGATTTAAAGGCACATACAGAAAGACGAACAGCCCAAGCTTTTGAAGCGGCAAGAAGGAGGGCCAAGAAATGACCGTCGAACGCTACTCACCCGGAACGCTCGTAAGAAAGCGCCCACCCTGTCATCCTGAGTCAACAATAGGAACTGTTATTAAGCGCGAAATATGGGAGCGCAAACGAAAAGGAAAACTAGAACCTCAAAAGATTTCTTATTACGAAATTCTTTGGCGAGGCAAAACGAGGACCGACTGGCTACCTCAACAACGAATCCAAAAAGTCGAAGGAATTTAAACCAATGACCCAAGAACAAGAACAAAACCAAATCAGAGCAATTAATCAAATTTGCTCATTGATTGCTGGCGGTCGCGATGCTCGCGAAACCGACATTCTGAAAGATCGACCGTTACAAAGAGTTGAGAAATGTTTGGAGCTGGCTTCGCTCGAACAGGGCGAAACCGCTTCCAATCCAAACAATGACACCGAAAAGTTTAGGAAGATCAAACAAGTTTCACGGAAGATCGACGCGTTAGGATCTTTGCTCGTGCTTGCAAAACTTGTTGAAGAACAAATGCAAGACCGCGCAGCCGTCGCGGAAAATGCTTTTTTCCATGACGAATACTTCGAACAAACTGAAAAATTTAAACTATGAGAAAAGTCGATCGCCGTCGAACCAAAAAAGAAGACCCAATACGAACCCAATCTTTTAGAGACAGAATGAACAAACCCGCAATCCTTGGCCCCGGATTATTATCCGGCGACGGAAGCTTCGAAGTGGATTTCTATCCATACAAAAACTTGAGCGATCATTTTGTAAAGATCGTTCGCTTTCAAAATAGGACCGAATTTCGGATCAAAGTAAACGAACCAACGATGAAAGCCGAAGTCAAAAGACGATTAGAAAGCGAAGGCTTTAAACATGTTCGGGACAATAGACACCCGATCAGTTGACAAGTTTATTCTCCTATGTGTATACTAAGGAAGTCAGTTACAGTGAACCACGATGAACAACAATCAAACCGACTTGACTCTTTTTACAGGCGGATTTAATTCTACGAAGCACACCTTTACGGCTTGCAACAAAAAAGGAGAAAAAGCTTTGAAAGAACTTGGAGGCGGTTTTGCTTGTACTGGTATGACCTACCGCGCCAGCTACTCAGGCGACGTGATGGACCATTTAAGGTTTAAAGGTTATACCGTTTCAATCGAAAGAAAAGAGCCATAAGGCTCTTTTTTTTTGCTAGTTGACACCCTGTAAAATAATATGTATACTAAAAGAGTCAATCACACGAACCACAATGGAAATCACAAAGCCTTCTGAAACAATCACCGGATACACATTTCAGATTTCAGCAAAGCAAAATCTTTGCGTTGTAGTTAGCAAAGGCGAGTTTCCAAATTGCACCGTTACAGTCAAAACAGTCGGCGGTCGTAATCTTCCATTCGGAAAAGTTTTCCACGGCGCGGACTGCTTACTTCAAGCGCTTGATTCTTACAAAAGAGCAGCGGTTAAAAAAGGAATCCGTCAAGTAATTTCCGACATAAGCTAAGGGCCAAATGGCCCTTTTTTTTTAACTATGAAACTAAAGAAAATCGACGTCAACATGACAAATGATCTTTTAAGCAACGGCGCAATTCTTTACACCGTCGCATGGCTGCGAGAAGGCGAGCAAACGGGCAGCGTTAGATTCTGCTATGGAATTAACCAGTTCAAAGACGACGGCCTTCCTCCTGACGTCCTGACCGCCGTACAAGAAAAACTGAACCTGAACTAATGACAATAAGACCTAGACATTTACTTCATGTCAAATTACCCCATGCGAAAATATTGCTTTCTTTAACAAAAAAAGAATATGAAAATCAATCCAATGATGATCTTTATTATCAAGCGGATTTGTTAGAAATTCTTAGTAAGTTGACAAAAAAAGTTGCAGATCTAGAAGAAGATGGAGCAGCTCAAGCAGATTTAAGAAAAGTAAATCGTACTAAAAAAAAGAAATGAAAAGATTCAATCCTTATCGTTTTATGAGAATAGGCGATCATGTCGTAGAAAACATTTACGAACCCGAATACTTTGAAGACGAAGAAACAGAAGAACCAGAGGACGACGATGAACAATTCTGAACGCATTACATTCGCCGAACAAAGGCGAAAAGAATTACTATTGTTGATTAAGTGTTGGTCGAAAAATAGCGAAATGCCAAGGAAGCCTGAAGGGTCGGAATTATGGAGCGAAGTTCTTCAGGTCAGCGTGACGCCAGAAATCAAAAACGAAATTTCAGAAATTGCTGCCAAGTCTGGAGAATCTCAAAGCAGCACGATCCGCAAACTTTTGGCAAAGGCTCTTGCTTTTGAACTTTGATTGTAACTAATTATTACAACTAGCTTTATTAGTATACTTTTGATGTATATTAAGGACATCTCGGAGCGAGACACAAGGAACTCCAAGTTTCAACCGCCATTCACTGAACTTTCGATCAGATAGGCTCCGCTAGTCGGATAAGTTACTAGGGCCGATGACCAATCTCAAACCGTCGCCTAACAAGTTAGAGTTTTAAAAAAGCCTCCTTAACTGGGGGCTTTTTTAATGCAAGCAAATAAAGCCCTATATCCCAGAAGTAGGAAAAGTCCGAAGCAACAATATTTCAATTAATGTATTGACGACTTTTTGACGTGTGTCATTATGTAATCGGAATACTTCACCACTGAAACAATCTGAACCAAAATGGAAACAAAACCGATTCGAATTGATTGCAATCTGATCGACGAGTGCAACATGATCAAGCCCTCATACATGTCCAGCAATGGGTTTATCAACCATGTTATTAACGAAGGCTTAATTGCTATTGACAGGCGTGTTAACTTGGGAAAGGCGACACAGACAAAGGAAGGTCAGAAAGAAGGGGAGCCTTTACCTATTAATAATAAAACTATAGTTAATAATAAAAAGGTAAAAAATAAAATTTCAACTTTTCGATTTAAACAGGAATTAATTCCTTTTATCTTGACGAAACACGCGGAGCGAATTGCTTTCTTTTGGTCGGTTAAGTCAGGCGCTAAAAGTGAAGCTTCATGGAAGCAACTTCATAGAGGATTAATTGACATCCAAAAAAAATATGGCGACGCTGTTGTTTCTGCTCAGATTGAACTGGCCATCGTTGGCGGTCCTCGCGGCCCGTGGTCTTCAATAACCCTTGCCAACTACGAGAAGATTAACGGCGGCGGACAAGCCAGCAAGGAGCCAGCTCCGTCCGCTTTACAGTCTCGGGTCTTTACAGCGGCAGGAGGATTTGAAAGCTAATGGAACCCGCTTTTGAACGCTCGACAATTATCCGTCTTTTAAAAGGTGGATTACAAAGACGCAACCCCGCAAACCCTGACGTCCCACTTTGGGACATTAACGACCTTGACCAATTAAGCCCCGGAGTCGCGGAGCAAATCGCAACAGCAAACAATCATCCGACATCTTTTCCAAATGGGTATATAGGAGTGCAATTTAAAAACCTTGCTCGCGAGCATTTGCCCGTTGGAGAGGCTGTTGAAATTATTGATCCTAAAGACTTAGCAACATGAACCAAACAAACCTATTCGACCAACCAACCGCGCCACATAACAGAACAGAAACATCAATCGAAGCGGCAATCGCTATTCAACCCAAAATAAAAAAGGGACAGCAAACAATTTTAAATGCTTTTGAACTGGCTCCAGAAGGATACACAAGAGAAGAAATTGCAACCGCGACAGGTTTACCCCTTGCTACTGTTTGCGCTCGCGTTAATGAATTGGTAAAAGATAAAAAACTTTCTTGTCGAATGATATTTGACCCGAAAGCAAAACCGTCTTTAATACTAAAGAAGATAACAAGGCCAACAAAATCAGGACGAAAAGCAGAAGTTCTTTTTTTGTTCTGAGACTTTTCCTACTTACACCCCCCCCCTTAATTATTGATTAATGAACCAAACAAACCCGTTCGCAAAATGGCAACATTGCCAAACCTTGAACAGAAAACCTAATGCATGGTCAGGATTAAAACTTGACCCGCTTCCAATTTTTCGCGATGAATCGAAACATAAATATTGTTGGGAACCGACAGGCGAATGGTTGGCCTTTTCAACAACTCAAGCTTGCAACGATAAAAGCCCCGCAGCTATGGCGAACATTGAAAAATATAGACACGTTTGGGAACCTCGCGGCGTTCACGTTCATTGGACCTTGCAACAGAAAATGTTGGGAGATCCAAAACCAGACCCCGGAGATTTTAAAGAATGGGTCGAGCCGTTAATGAATCACGACTATTGGAAAAGCTTTGAGCCGTGGGCCGTCGAGTATATGCTTTGTGATCTTTTGAAATCGGTCGGCGGACAGTTGGACCTTTTGGGATATGACCACGCGGCGGACCAACTTGTTTTGATTGATTTAAAAACACAAGGAAAGAACAAAGGCATTTATTCAACTGATGCACAATTAGGAAGTTACGTTGACGCGCTGGCAAATCATCATGGAATTGTCGTTGATGCTTGCCGAACTGTTTGGTCCAGACCCGGCAAAACAGTCATCGGAGAAATTCAAGACCCTTTAACGTGTCGGCTTGCATGGGCTGACGCGTGGACAAAGTTCGAAGATAAACAGGAGTTTTTTTAAATGAACAATAAATATACAATTACAAAAATTAAAAACGAACAATGCAAAGAGTGGTTTTTACATAAACACTATGCAAAAAGATTACCGTCAGTTTCTTATGCTTTTGGCTTGTATGAAAATAACTCTTTAGAAGGTGTTTGTAGTTTTGGTAAACCCATGAGCCATACTTTAATAAAAGGAGCTTTTAAAGGTTTATACCAAGATTGTTTTTTTGAATTAAATAGATTAGTCGTTAACGAAAAATTACAAAAAAATTCATTATCTTTTTTTGTTGCCCAATGCTTTAAACAACTACCAAAACCTTCTGTTCTTGTTAGCTATGCTGACACTTCACAAAATCATCATGGTTATATTTATCAAGCAACTAATTGGATTTATACAGGTTTAAGCAACAAGTTTACAGATTACGCTGTTGAAGGTCTGGAACACATGCACCACAGCTCCATTGAAGATAGTGTTGGACGTTATGACAAAAATAAAAACATAGACAAACACACTTTACTAAAAGAAAAATATGGAGATAAATTATATTTAAAAGAACGCCCTAGAAAGCACAGATATTTTTATTTAATAGGCACAAAAAAACAAAAAAAAGAAATGCTTGCCAATTTAGCTTATGAAATTTGCAACTATCCAAAAGGAGATAACAAACGATATAACGCTGATTACAAACCAGTTTCTCAAGGTTTGCTTTTTGTGTAATGGCTTTAATTTATATTCCCGTCGTTGGCATCCCTGCGCCTCAAGGAAGCAAACGGCACGTCGGCAATGGCGTAATGGTTGAAAGCAGTAAACGCGTTAAGCCGTGGCGTCAAGACGTCAGAGAAGCCGCTTTAAAGTTTTATCATGGACCAATTATCGAAGACGCTGTTGACATTACGATTGTTTTTATTTTTCCTCGGCCTAAGAGCCATTACGGAACAGGCAAGAACGCGCACCGCTTAAAACCATCTGCGCCTAAATATGTAACAAGCGTTAGAAATGGCGACCTCGAAAAATTGGAGCGAAGCACATATGACGGACTAAGCCAAAAAGCGGGCGGAACAGTTTTACAAGATGACTCACTTGTTGCAAAAAATTCCAATGAAAAAAGATATTGCAAACGAGGCGAACATCCGGGCGCTTATATCTACATTAAAAAATTAAAAAACGTCCAACAACATTTAAGGGCTTTGTAGGTTGACGCGTTTAATTGAGAAGGTATACTAAAGAAGTCCCTTAGTCTAAACAATGCCGAACCAACAGCAACCAAAAACATTAAACGAAGCATTAATTGAATTTAAGAAAAACGCGCCGAAGTTAATCAACACGAAGCCGGCGCATAATTATTCTTATTTGCCTTTAGAAATGACGCTCGACCAATTAAACCCGGTCTTGCTTGAATATGGACTTTTCGTTTCACAACCTTTTGGAGTTACGCCACAAGGTCAGCCCACCGTTATCACAATTCTCAGACATGTATCAGGCGAAGAAATAAAAGGAGAAATCCCTTTATTTATTCCAATGCTTCCTGAAACGACCCCGCAACATAAACAAATGTTTGCATGGGGCGGCGCTATTACATACGCGAGGCGCTACAGCCTTAAAAGTATTCTTGGTCTTGAATGTGACAACGACGACCCAGAAACAGAAGACAAAAAGCCACAACAAAAAAACAGTTTCAGCAGCAACAAGAAAACGGGTTTTAGTCGCAGCCCGTCCGGCCTGAATAAAAAAACAGAGCCGCCAAAAACTTCACAAAAAAAAGAAGAAAGTATTGATCCTAAAGTTTTAGATCAAATAAAAGTTAAGCTGGCTGATCCGCATCTTTCAGCAGATAACAAAAACCACGCTAAAAAACTTTATAAGGCAAAGTTCAACATCAGCTCCGAGAATTTGGCCCCTAGCCATATTCAAACAAAAGAGCAAGGCGACTACATGTCCCAACTATTAGACCAATACCAGAGCGCATAAATGTCACCCGAGGCAGCCGATCTTTCTGGCGAACTAATTCGCCAACAATTAAAAAAACGTAATCAGGCTTACAACCGTAATATTTTTACGGTTCGAACTGATGACGAAGAGGCCCAAGCCTTGCGGAGAAAATGCGACCAACTAGGTATTAAACCAAACAAATTTATTCGTTCTCTTATCCGACGACGTTTTTTACATCAACTATCCGACCACACACTAAATGGCTGATTTCAACGAGTTCGTTCCCGCTTTACCTTTCACTTTGAAATGGTCTCTGAACGACAATCCTTTTGATGATTCCGACGCGAATCCAAAACAGATGTCGATTGCTATCCCCGTAAAATCTGCGGATGCTTTTGCCGCTCATATTTACAAAATGGCAGCCGATGAAAAATATATAAAAAAAGATAAAAAAGTTTGGAATCCTGAGACAAGGCAGGAAGAGGTCGGCGATGTTATCTACATCAATGCGAAAGGAAAAATTTCCCCTGATGGCGAAAGTTGTTACGGAAATATAAATCCAAGAAAAATTGAAGTAGACGACGCGTTTTAATTTCTATTCAGGAATTTTTCAATCAAAGAACAAGAGCGCTTTTCAAGGCGCTCTTTTTTTAATTCTAAATCTGTAACTTTTTCTTCTAATTCTGAAATTTTTTCGATGGCCTTAAACATTATTTGATCTTTAACGTTGTTCTGATGTAACAAACTCACGCACATTTCCGCGACTTCTTTGTGATTTTTATTGTTTAAAATTTGCCGACTGTAAACCTCAAGCAGAAAATCTTTTTCGGGCTTTGAATCAATTACAAGCCAATCTAGAAACTCCATAAAAATTTGATTCTTTCTTTTACTATGCTAGAAAAATAAATAAAAAGGTATAAAAATGAAAAAAGGACGCCGAGTCAGTTGGGTCTACCAAGGCAAACGAACTTATGGAGTAGTTACAGGACAAGGCGGGACTAGATCTTCAATTAAAGGGCCGTCAGGCGGAACAGTAACAAGAATAGGAACGGCAAAAGATCCAATAATAAAAATTAAATCAGAATCAACAGGCAATGCTGTATTAAAAAAAAGATCACAATTAAAAGTAGCTCCAAAAAAGAAATGACAATTACTAAAGGTTCGGAAACGTTTGCTGGATACAACAAACCTAAAAGAACGCCAAACCATCCAAAAAAGTCACACGCTGTTTTGGCAAAAGATGGCAATAAAACAAAACTTATTAGATTTGGTCAACAAGGTGTTAAAGGAGCTGGAGACAATCCAAAAACAAAAGAAGGCAAAGCAAAACAAGCTTCTTTTAAAGCTAGACATGCCAAAAATATTTCCAAAGGTAAAATGAGCGCAGCCTATTGGGCCGATAAAGTTAAATGGTAATTAAAAAATTTCTTGATTTTCTTGGCAGTCCTTTCGTTTATAAATCCCCAACGCATGAGGAACTATATGCAAAGAGCTTGCGGCAATATCCGAATTGGTATTTACGACGAATGGCAGGAACGACCCACACCTATAACAAAGCAACGCTGATTAAATTGATATTATTGAATACAATAAACACAAAGGAAAAGGTCTAATGGAATTTACCGAAGAAATGCTTGACATCATCGAAGAGGTTAAAGGCGTTCGAAACGTCAATTATTGGGATGGAAGATGCGAGCAACGCTATAAGGCAAAACAAGAAAATTCAAAAAAACCTGACTCAACCTCAACAAAAGGTTAAACTTTATTCAAACCTTCATTTTTAACTCATGGCAATCAGAGGACAGGAAGGCTCCGTAAAATTCAAAAACAGTGCGGCTACTGCTCTCGCTGTTGCTGGAGTTCAAAACTGGAGCTTTACCGAAGAAAAAGAAACCTACGAAACAACTGCTTTAGGAGCTACAGCCAAAACCTTTATCGGTGGATTGACTTCAGGAAGCGGCTCGCTTGAAATGCTTTACGAAGCACCCGGCGCAGCGGCTGGAGCTGGTGAAATTATCCTTGAGGCGTTGACGGCTTCCGACCCTGCTGATGCAGCGTTTGAGCTTTACTTAGATGGCACAAGAAAAATCAGTTTCAGTGGCATCGTGACAAGTGTTGATTTTGGCGCAACAACAAACGAAATTGAAACTTGCTCCATCAACTTCCAAGCTTCTGGCGCAATCACCAACGCGGTTACAAGCTAAACAGTCTTTATTGTGTAGAATTATCTTATTAAGATAAATTTTTCATGGCAACAAAGAAGACAGATCAAAGGGCGGCTGATATTTTATCGGCCGCTTTTGACATGAATAGTCGTCGTAAATATGAACTTATTATCGACGAGAAACATTTATTTGATTTATATTTTAAACCTATTACTCGCGCTGATCGTCTTGCTGTTCAAGGCAGGGCAGGAACAGACGAAGCGATAAAGATGTCAACTTATATGCTGATAGAGAAGGCAGAGCTGGAGGACGGAACGAAGGCTTTTTCCATTGGCGAAGTTGCAGCGTTACGCCGATTACCTGAGAAGATTTTAAACGAATTAGAATTGTTTCTTTTTGGTGTGGACGAAGATGGCAACGCCACTATTGAAGAAGCAAAAAAAGACTAAAGGCGGATAACTGGCTCAACTTTGAGTTAATGCTTGCAACTGAGTTAGGGATGACCCTGAGCAGGTTACGACAAGAATTAACAGATGAGGAATTAGTTTATTTCGCCGCTTATTATGAGCTGAAAGCAGAGAGAGAAGAAGCCGCCATGAATAAAGTGCGGCGCAAATAAAAAGCTCTCAGCATGGGGAAACCGAGAGCCTTTCACCTGTCCATCGCCTTAGACATCAGAGCCGCATCATTGGCTCCTCTTTCAAAGTAACTATTTTTACAATAAGAGACAAGTGCTTGCTTTTTTGCCGATCTTGCTTCTGCTTCTCTTTGCTGTCGTTCTATGTTTCGACAGTGAGAACATTTGCACTTAATCAGATCCATTTTCGTCTAATACCTTTTCTAGTTCCTCGGCCTTTTCCGCGAGTCCTATGAAAAGCCCATGTTGCGGATGCGTCGGCAAATGACGCTGATCTAAAATATAGAGGCGTTCCATTCTTAACATCCTTTCATTTTGAACGAACCATTCCTTTCTAGACATTTTTTAAAACTATAGAGAACTAACGATAAATCAAAAAATTAACTTCGCCAATTACTTCGCCGTGATGGATAAGTGGAAAGTTTTGCAACTTCTTTTTCTAGCTTATTGATTCTTGAAAATAGCTCCCGAACGTCGCGTTCCCTGCGTTGGGTAATGTTGCTAATTGCCATAAGAACAATCGAAACTGAAGCCCCTATGGTTGCAGCAATGATTTCATTCATTTAATCTAAATAAGATTAGATTTTTATTATGACCGAAGAAATCAAAACAGACGAGCCAAAAACAGAAGAGAAGGAAAAAAATAAAGGAGTCCTTGGAAAGCTTCAGGAGATCACCCCAGACAAAGATGAACAGGTTGCATTGATCGGCGTAGCCGTGAGGCTTGGAATTGTCATTTGGTCTGGATTTATCTTGACTCTTGCGTACGTTGATTTGCCCGGGTTTCAAAAACAGAATTTTGACCCGACCTTTATTGCAAGTATTTTTACCTCAACCCTTACGGCCTTTGGCGTTCAGGCAGCATCTAAAAAAGGAAATGGCGGCGGCGTGAGCAAAGAAGATATGGAGGCTATGATTGCAAAAAGCAATACAACACAAAACGAGCAAGTGATTAGAGTGCAAACGCCTTTAACCATTAACGGGGCCGAAGTCGTAACAACTCCACAGCCCAAAAAAGTCGATCCACTCACAGGCAAAACGGTTGACCCACAAACAGGAAAACTTGTATGAAAAAAACTCTTTTAATTCTGCCTTTTCTTTTGGCACTAGCACCAAGTTCAAAAGCCGACCTTCATCATAAAATTACGGCTTCAACTCAGCTCACCGTAAACGCCGCAGCGACCCAATCAACTCGTTTAGGTTCAAGTTTTTCAATCAGCGGTAACAACATAGATACAACTGATGGAACGACAGTCAACACGGTGTCAACGGGTGCGATTAGTTCAGGCATTTACTCACCCGGCACAATAGCCGCGACCCAAGACGACCCCGGACAGGCGTTTTCCTTTAGTTCTACATACAGTCAAGGGGACGCTGTTCCCACTAGCGCCCCAAGCGTCGGAGCTGTCCCAAACTTTTCAAACGTAACTTCTACAGCGGCAGGATCAGCAGGATCATTAGCAGGGACAATTTTAAGCGATGGAGCAATTACGCTAACAGCCGGCGGAGCTGGAACTTCTGCCATAGGCCAAGTGATAACAGAATTAAGCGTTGACTGATGCACGTTCCTTTATTAGTTGCTTTTATTGCTGTTATTATTGTCGCCACATTTAATTTTTTAATGTGGAAACATTACATGGACATTAATAAATAATGAAACGGATTTTCTTGTTGTTGTTTGTATTTAATGGCCCTTGTTTAGCTGGGGCTGTTATCCCAAATTTTCAGCAAGGAGTTTTACAAAATCACACTGAGACATCATCTGTTGTCGTAGAAAATATAAAAAGTTTTGATTTCCGTAATGGATACCAGCTAACAACAGGGGGCATGAATATTTCACCTTCAACAAACAATGTTGCACCTACTGGGCATACAACAAACACCCAAACAGTTCAGGGCGTTAATACAACAGTTACGACGCCAAGCTATACAACAAGACCGACTTATAACATTGTTGATGAGGGACAAAGTTGGAATTATTTCGAAACGCTAGAAACTGGCGGGCTTTCTAATTTTACAGAAATAAATAGGACTACCACCATCGAAAGTATTAGCGACTCGACAAGTACATTTAGCCAGTGATTAGAGGTTTAAAATATACTTTAGCGATTGCTTTTGTATTATCAAATATTTCCAACAAGGCTTACAGCAACACGGTTAACACAACATCAAACTCCTCTGGTTCGGTTACAAATCAATCTATTCAGGTTGTGCCCTCTAGGCAATTTTCGAGTTCTGTTGGTCCTTCTATTCAGTGTCAAGGAAGCACCCTAAATATTAACCCATTTGTTCAAACGACAAATTCTTATGGCGAACCTTATGAGCCAACCTATAACGAACCTGTTTACGATTTACAAACAAATGATGACGGCGCGTTGATTAATCCCGGTTCGATTCTTTATTACAAACCCGTAAGAACAGGTCAAAAACAAAACAACATGTCAATCTCATCAGGAATAGCCATGACCTTTGCAATTCCATTAGATCGGGAACAGATAAGGCTTTGCAAATCTGCAATGAAAAAACAAGTTCAGTTATATGAACATTCACTCGAATCAAAGAAATTAAATTATCACGCGTCAAGAATTAACACCTGCGCCAAGTGGAAAAAAGAAGGCATTTTGTTAACTGAAAAATCACCTTTGTTTGGTCTTTGTAAAGACGTTAATCTTGTTAATCCTCCGAATACTTTGCCCGATCACGCGCACAAAATAGAAAGCGTTACCATCCCTTTTTCATTTTTCGATGAGCGCGGTTCAAATCTTTTTGAATCATCCGCCTCTGAAGACGGCTTAACTTTTCAGGAGACTTTTTCAATAACTTCGCCTTTAAAGTAGTAATTAATTTTTTTATTGTAGGCTTTACAATTTTAAGGATCAGGTCGGCAAGAGGCTTTGCTAAAACGGAACTAATAACAGCAGTAGAGGCGATCACGCTAGTTGTTGAAACTGTCGAAACTTGAGGAAGATATTTTTCGACTGCTGAAATATCAGAATATAAAACGACACAATTCCCATCCCTTAATTCAAAACCTGAAACTTTTTCTTTTCCACTTGCCGCAATATCTCCAATGCGCGGGTTGTTTTTTGTTGGATCAGGACAAGGTGTTTCTTCGTCTGAAGAAACATCAACGGGCGGAACTTCTGCTGTTGGTGTTGCTGCTGTGTTAGTTGGCGGCGGCTGAATATTTGGTTGTTGTGTTTCTATTATTTGAATTTTTTTCGGGTTGTATTGAATCGGATCAAACCAAGGAATACCCGGACACAAAATACTATTTCCTTCAGGGTCGTCCGTGAAAATCTTTTTGCTAGTCGTATAATCCCGCCGGACTTCTGCACAAGGCGAATAGATATAAGGAAGCGGAACTTTTGGCGAACCTATTATTTTAGGCGGCGTAATGTCTGGAACCGTCCAAATCTTTACAGACGGAATTTCAATTTCTTTTATTTCACCCAATTAAAACTTAGGAATTGAAAAACCTGCACTTGGCGCGGCTTTAGGAACTGCCCCACCTGTAACGTTTGGCATTGAAGGAAGCTTCATTCCATCCATTACTCCGTCAATTACTTTTTGTTTAACGTTCTCAATGTTCTCAGGATTCTTTAACCAAAAGAACGAATAGGTTCCAGCTCCAGCGGCTAAGACAACGAAACCAAAAGAGACTAAACTCAAAATGTTTACTATTTTTTGCATGGTAAAAGAAGCTATTTTAAAAGCTATTACTCATACTACCTTAATCGTTTTTATGGGTTTGGTTGCTCTACTTCCCCTTCAAGGGTTATTGCGCCTCCAACTTCAGAAGACTCATTCTTCTCAGATTCTTGAATTAAAAGATTTGCAAACTGCAAAGCACCATCAGTCACTTTAATTTGATTATCTGCTTCAGAACTCATCCCAAGGGCTTGTTCTTTTCTTTCTTTAGCCTTAACTAAATCAGCCTTTAAGCTTTCAGCATATTTTTTAAGAGAGTCGGTTGAAACTGTCATAAAATCAATCAGGTGTATAAGTCCAAGCGTCCCTAAAAGTGCGATCATTAGGGAAAATTGACTTCTCTACAATAGTAGAAGTCTTCCCGCTTGGCACGTCCTTAGCTTGAATTTCTTCAACTGTTAAAGTTGAATTAGGCGCAGGAATGACGATGCACATGTTTCCATCATCATCGGTGTAAACAATCGTTTTAGTAGTAACTGGCATTACATGTCTCCAAAGAAAGAAAGGCAAGCAGCGTCAACGTGCTCGTTGTTGTTACCTAAGTTTCTCATTTGGTACTTAAAGGAACTTGTTGCTGGCTGGTCATAACCTACAACAACACGACCACCACCGCCACTTGATCCAGCCCTTGCACCAGAAACAAAACAATAATTAGAGTTAGAAAAATTAGTTGAAAAATTTACCTGTTGAACAGCATAAGAAATATCAGTTAAGGAACTGGCTCCATAACTATCCCTAAAGTATGGCGTTCCAGCATCTCCCTCTACATTTACCCAAACTCTTGCACCTGTTGCTGCTGGTGCTCCAGATGAGGTTACATAACCAGCACCGTTAGTTAGTTGATTATTGTTAGTTGGGATAGTCGGCTTATTAGATAGATTGTTGTAATTGCTGTAATAGCTTCCTTGTTGTCCATCTAGTAAATCAGCATCAAGCCCACTGCCAGAGCCGTCATTGCCAGAGTGCCACATTGTTCTATATGAACCATCATAAAATGATGGTTGCGAACCTAGTCTTACCCCCCGATTATGCTCTTGATTCCAAATATAAAAATTACCGTCTGTAGACCATTGGATATAAGCCTTGCTAGTTGTTGACTCTTGCCATTGGATATAAGGATCGTTTGCACCTTGAAGAATTATTTTTTGATTAGTTCCACTATTGAAGGTATAAGACGCACCTGTTAACGTGTCAGACGCATCTGATCTACAAAACTGGCTTGAATCAATCGAATCTAAAGTTGCAGCGTTTCCACCATCTGCCGAAGTTATATAGCCAGCCCCATTAGTTAATTGATTAGTATTAGTAACATTTGTAGCTCCATCCGCCACGTTTATCATTGTCCGTAAACTTGACGGACTTATCTCTTCAATATTTCCAGCTCCAGAAGAATCACGACCGAGGATTCTATTTGTTGCTGATACATTTTGTATCTTTGCATAAGTAACAGCATCATTAGCAATATTTCCTTGAACTATTGTTGTGTCAGCAATTTCTGAAGTTGTAACCGCATTTGCAGCTATTTGTGCAGCTTGAACCGCATTATCAGCTATTTTTGCATTTGTGACTGCATCATCAGATATTCTTGCGGTGTTAACTGCTCCGTCAGCAAGCTGAGCTGTACCCACTGCGTCATCGGCTATTTTAGTTCCAATAACTGCTCCATTAGTTATATTAGATGTTCCAACCGAAGTTAAATATCCTGCTCCGTTTGTTAATTGATTATTATTGGTGACATTTGTGGCACTCGCAGCAATACCGTCAAGCTTAGATTTCAGCGTATTAGTAAAATTATTTTGAGTTAATCCACCATCACCTACTGATAATTTATTAGTTAGATTTGCATAAGAAATATCAATATTAGCCGACCCATCAAACGAAGTTCCTGCAATAGTTCTTGCTGTTGTTAATGTTGCAGCCGAGCCTGTTGTGTCTTGGTTAAGTGTAGCGACCCTAGCCGCTGCTAATGTTCCTGATCCAATGTTATCTGCATTAGTCGTATCGGTTGTAGCTGACGCAACCAAGCCAAGCATTGTTCTTACTGAGCTTGGTGAAATCTCTTCAATTACTCCTGCACCAGAAGAATCTCGACCTAATAAACGATCGGTTGCAGATACGTTTTGAATTTTTCCATAAGTAACCGCATCATCAGCAATTTTTGCCGTCGATACAGCAGTAGCAGCTATTTTTGCAGTGCCTACTGAAAGGTCGCCTAGTTTTGCATTTGTTATTACTTCATTATCAATAGTCCAAGTATCACCGCTATTAGAAACGGTTATATCGCCTTTGTCTCCATCATCAATACCACCGCCGCCACTTACTTCCGCAACTGACCCATTATCTTTTTTTAAAAAGATTTTGCCGTTATCAGTTCGGACTGCTAATTCGCCTAAAACTAAATCACTAGCACTTGGATCGCTGCCACTTGCGTTTTTGAGTTTAATTGTGACCGCCATTTTTTAAGCCTCCTAGTGTTTAATTTGTTTTAGTATGTTCCTCCGTTAACGTCGAAGCCTGAAGTCGCACCATCCTCAAGGAAAGTAACCAAATCAGACAGAGCAACCTGTTTCATAGTTCCTGCATCATTACAAAGGAAACGATCAGCAGCCGCCAAAGTTGTAGAAGTTGCAGAGGTTCCACCATCTATAAGATTTAGCTCGGCAGTCGTTACGGTTGCGCCATCAAGTATTTCAATTTCTGTTGAAGTTAAAGCAGCTAAAGCGGCAGCACCTCCTGATTGGCAACTAGATAAAGAAGTAAGATCAGCCGCTAATGTTTGCGCTCCTAAAGAAGTTCTTGCAGTTGCTCCAGATTCAAGAACAAAGGTTGAACCATTACCAACGATAACCCCGCCGTCTGTTGTTGCTAATCCTGCAATCGCAGCAAGCTCGGCATCATAAGCTTGAACATTTGTTCCAATTACAAGCCCTAAAGCCGTACGGGCCGCACTAGCAGAGGTCGCACCTGTTCCACCATCACTAACGGCAAGTGTTCCTGTTATCGAGCTTGCAGCTAAGTCAACAGCAATTTCTGTAGACTCAATTACCAGACCACCGTTACTTTTTAAATCGACAGAATAAACGTTGCCAGTTCTATCAAGTCCATCTCCTGCGGAAGTAACCCCTGCGGAACTAAATTGAGTAAAGGCTAAATTATTAGTTCCAACGACTGCCGACCCTTTATTAGTACTACAAACAAAACCTGTATCAGCAAGTGTTGAACCTTGCTCAACAAAGGTGAACGCTCCAGCAGCATCACCACCAGCAGCCATATCGTCGGCTCTTGCCCATGACCCAGCCTTGCAAAGGTAAATACCGTTTTGACTTGCTGTGCTTTGATCTTTTACAAGAACTCTTTCGTCTGCACTAATAGCAACGCCGTCAATCGTTTGAGTACCTGAAAGGGTAATGTTTGCCGTGGTTGCAATTTTTACCGAGTCTTTAACGTCTAAACCCTCGGCAGTTGAATCGACATAAGCTTTTGTCGCTGCATCAGTATCAGCTACAGGAGTTGCAAGCGATGTGATCTTTTGACTGTTTAGAGAAACAGAACCATCAGGAGCCGTAAATTCATTTAGCTTTAATAAGTCAGCAGCAACTAAAGCTCTAAAAGTAGGAGCCGCAGCCGAACCACTTGCAGGACCCACAAGAGTTGTGTTTGCTGTTCTTGTCGTTGTCTTATCGAAAAACGCTCCAGATCCGCCAACGGTAATAATTGAACTTGCAGAAGGTGGCGTTGACCCGTTATCGCCGAAACCGTAATAAAGTTTTAAATCACTTTCGTTAAACGCTAATTCTGAAGGAAACAGACTTGACGGCGCACCATCTGAACCACTAGCAGCTCTTTTTTTAATCCTGATCGTGTTAGCCACTAGAAATTACCTCCGTTGGTGAGTGTGTCTGTGGTCCAAGTATTATTGGCCTTAAGACTTGAAGAACTACCGTCATAATAGACTATAGATTTATCTACAGCACTATCAACATTAACTTGATTGGGAGCTTGCGGACCTTGAGTTGCAACCGTTATGACTGAACTATTGTCCTCGTCAATAGTTACCGTATTCTTATTGGTTGTGATGTTTACCGTAGTCATGCAGTGTATCCTTCATCCATATAAATAGTACCCTCTATCCAGTACTCTTTCAGCCCTGAAGGATTAGTCAATAAGACATCATATTTATACTCATCAGCCGTAAATGTAGTTGTCTGAGTATCGGTAACGCTCCAAGTAAAAGCACCTCCAGAAGCATTAGTCACCGAAACAGTTGCGTCTGCCGCTTTAGTTGTACGTCCTGAGTCCCAAATTTGTGAAGCTAATGTATAACCTGAAATGTTTATTGCCGCATTACTTGAATCTTTTAACGTCACTGACACACTATGATCCGATCTTCGTTGGATCGTCATGTCATACGTTCCGGGTGCAATAGCCATGACCTAACTATAAGGGCTAGAGCCTAAAATAGTTGTATTCCATTGCGCCTTTAAAGCATCTGTATCAGAAGCCGATTCGATTCCTGAATCTGCTGGAGCATCTCTTAATGCCTGTTTCTTGGCAACAATAGCTGAAGTATCTGCGCTTGTTTCTTGTGCTTTTTGAAATTCGACATCAAGTTCTAAAAGCTTAGGTTCTCTTGCTGTTCTTATTTTTACTCTGTGTATGTTTCTGGCTTTTGCCATGTCAATACTAAAGCCCATAACTTCTTTCTTTTTTAAAAATTGTTCTTTCTATAATATAAGATTTTTTCTCTTCTTTCACTTAATCACCAAAGAAAGCTAAACACGCATACCCTACATGTTCATCCGAATTACTTAAGTTCCTCATCTGAAATCTAAAATAACCAACAGCAGGGTCGTCAAAACCGCAAACAACTCTACCTCCACCACCTGATCCAGTGCCTGCTTTTGCTCCTGCCGTAAAACAATAATTAGCATTAGCAAAATTGGTTGAAAAATTTATCTGGATTACTGCATATGAAATATCAGTTAAGCTACTTACATTAAAATCATCTCTAGTTGATGGGGTGCTTGCATTACCAATAATATTCGCCCAAGCTTTACAACGTCCTCCAAAAACTTGCGCAGCAGTACTTTCGTTTACTCCTGATGACGTTCTAACAACTCCTGCATTAGTGGCTGTTGTTGCGGTTGTCGCTGAAGTTGCTGAAGTTGCTGAAGTTGCTGAAGTTGCATTTGCAACCGTATCTGTCCAAGACAAATTTCCCGAACCATCACTTTTTAAGACTTCATTTGCTCCCCCGTCATTATCTGGAAGCGTCAAAGTTATATTTCCGGAAAGGCTGCTAGGAGCTTGAATTGCAACATAATTAGACCCGTTCCCGCTGGCCTCACTAAAGCGAACATCAGCTTGATTTTCTAAAACCAAATCAGGAACAAGACTTAAGGAAGCACTACTTAAAGAAAATCTTCTTGTCCCACCTGTTGCAATATCTAATTGATTAGCTGTTGAACTATAAATTCCTGTGTCTGTATCGTCAGAAAAAACAAGAGCTGGAAGACTTGCATCTGCGTCAGGTAATCCAATCGGCTCTGTTGTTGTTATTGCTGAGCTTGAAATTGTTAAACGTAAAGTTCCAGCGCAACTAACTCCAATTTGATCAGCACCCGGACTATATAAACCTGTATTTGAATCGTCGGACGGTTGAACACTTGGACTAGCAGCCGAACCGTCAGGAATTAAAACTGTGCCGTCAGCTTTCCTTAAAGAAATCCAGTCGTCATTACCCTGATTTCTTCGCTTAAAAATATTTGCACTTGTATCGCCCCACGGACTAAAAGCCGTAAGTTGATCAGTAGGCGCCGAGCCGTTACTGTTCGCGGAATTTAAAGCCCTTAACGCGTCTTGAAGGTCATTCCTAACAGCACTTCCAGAGGCGTTTGAAATTGTATAATCGTGAACGGGACTCATTTTCGTTACTTTTTTCTATAGTTTAAGCCCTACGACCAAAACCTACAGCAGTCCAGTAAAAATTACGATCAACAACAGTATTAGAGGAATTTTTAAATATCACAGTAAAACCTGTAGACGATACAGAAGTAACGTTGTAATAATCTCCACTTGCCATGTTTTGAGCAACAATACTAATACTTGGTAAACGTGAATTTGCTCCTAACAAAGCAGATGTTCCCGTGAAAAAAGCTTTATCAAAAGTTAAAGACTTGCCCGAGCCAGAAGTACCACTAGCAACAAGACCTACACTTTGTTCTGTTCGCTGATCTAAAGAAGCTATATAACCAAGTTGATCAACGAGAATATTTTGGTCTGTTGAGCTACTTGTTAAATTAGATCTAAATTGAAAACCCCGCCCGTTAAAAGTACCATTTGCACAAGGCATCCAATTACCCCAAGTTGGCGAGCTGCTAGGATTATCAGTCGTTGATCTAAGTTCAAAAGCAGCATTTACCTTGTCGGCTGTAACCCCATCCCAATCGGTACGAGCATCAACATTTGGCCAATTATCAATTAAATCATTTAAGTAATTTCCTCTCGTAACAAAAAATCGAGATATATCAAGCGCGTAAGTATGCTCTAAATCAAGAACAGCCGCAAAAGAATATGAACCGCTACTACTAACGTCGCCACCTGAAGAGGTAAGTTGTAAAACGTCGGCTGTGGAATCATATTCTGTATTAGTTTTGCTTCCTGCAAAAGGAGTAGGACTTAACAAATCTTCCCTTTGAGTTTGAACAATTAGCCTTTGATTTTTTTCTACTAAAGAAATAATTACACTTGTTTCGTTTGTGCTTGTAATACCAGACGAATCAGCAAATTTTACAAGTACTTCGCCTTCAATTTTTGGAATAACTGCTTCAGTTGCATTTCCAGCTTTTGCATCAATTAAATTACTTGAATTACTCCAAGTTCCACTTCCATCAGTTGCCGAAGAATGTCGAATAAATATTTTACCGCCAACCTTTACATCCAAATCAACAGATTGATCCCACCTAAGTCTGCCTGAGTTTTGATTAATTGATTCAAACGTTAAATTTTGAACATCTCCCGGGGGATCTTCTTTTCCTGTTAACGTAAATTCGCCAGAAACTACAGCACTGCCTTTACCTGTAAAATTAAGAGCTTGAACTTTTACTTGCAAAGTGCCCGCTGCAAGATTTTCAATATTAATAGATGGACTTTGAGTTATTAAAGTTCGCCAATTATTAAACGCTGTGCCGTCAAAGGACATTCTATAAGCAACTGTGTAATTAGTAGAAGGACCGCCGATTGTCGGAGCTGTCCATGAAACACCAAAGCCAACAAAAACACCTTGACCTCTTTGGTATAAATATTGTTCACCATCTAAACCAGAAACAGGACCGGGCGAATCATTTAAGTCTGAAATGTCTCTGTGTTCAACTTTTAAATCATTTTCAACAGCATCATAAATTGTTGAATTATATTCAAGAGCCGAAACAGAATAGACACCTTTGCCTGATTCCGAAACTGTTATAACGCTGAATTGTTGCGATTGAATTCCAGTAGTTTGAATTAACCAAACTTGACCAGTATTAGGGGCTTCACTAAAGCTTCCTGAAATACTAATTGTGGTATTACTTATACCTGTGATTGTTTTTGTTTCTACTAATCCCGTCGGTAATAAAACTGAAACAGTTGGAGACTCTGACATATCGACAGTACTTAAATCAGTATTGGAATCAACTGTTATTGCCGTTGTTGTTGCGGATTGAATCCGGCCAAATCTTCGCCGTCCTGCTTTTGTTTCGTCTGCAATGTCGATAACCATACCCGGACGTAAAATAATTCCCGAAGAAATATCAACAGAGAATGAAACTGTCTGCGTTAAATTCTGTTCGCTTAGTAACATCCATTTGCCTAATCGTCTTGCTTGCCCTTGTGAATAACAACCTAAAGCCTGTATTTGCGTCGGGATAATTCCATATTTTGCAATAGCGTCCGCGTCTTCTACATATTCGATTTTAGTGTCTCCTAATCCGTCATAATCTTGATAACCAACAGTAACAACTGTATGCCTTGATTTTTGCGAACTTCCTTGATATTGAAAAACACCATCAATAACGTTGCTAGATCCTAGAACATATTGAGCATCCCGAGGCTTATCACATAACGCAACTAATGAGCCAGCACTATAAAAACTCATTCCTCTAAAGATTGCCGCCATTGATTGAATAGCGCTATAAACTTCTGCTTTTGAATTAATTAACATATTGCATGAAAATCTTGGTTCTACTCCTCCTTTCCCATCAGACACAAGCTCACTGCAATATTGGCTAATTTTATAAAAATCAAACGCATCTAAACTACTTGCAGGAATTGAACAGCCATATCTAGTGGACGTCAAAAGATCCCATAAGCACCAAGCAGGATCATTTGACCATTGAAGATTATTAACTGTCCCATTAAATAAACCTGAATAAGTAACCCTTCCAATATGGGTTGTTGTATCGACGGAACCATTATGAGGAATATTGATCTTTAACCCCCTTATCAAATATTTTCGCTGTGGAATGGAATTAAAAGAAGACGCGTCGAAACGCATGTAAATCAACGCAGAATTTGGATATGAAAGTTTTTCATCAGATATTTTTGTGTAACTTTCCCAAGAAAAAGCACTTATATTCTTATTAGTTGCATCGTCTGAAATTCTGACAAGTTTAATTTGAATTGGCCAATTACTTGAACCGCCGCTTTGACCGTTCCAAGGCGTTGGAGTAATTAAATAATCCCTCTTATATGTTGCGCTAGATTTTCCCGTAACTGTATCGGTTTTTATATCTTGAAAACTTGCACCGTTATAAGCAATCTGAATTTTTAAATTAACACTATTTTCAACGATGTCTCCATCATCTTCAAACTTTTGCAACGCTGAAAAAGATATTGTGATTCTTATTTTGTCAATACTTGTGCTGTTTGTTGAATCTCCAATCTGTTGTGTTGCGGTTGCTGGTGGATTAGTTTTCGTGATATTTGCCCCAACACCTTGTTCAACAGAAGTGCCCTCAAGGTCAGAAATATAACTTTGATTTTGAGTCCCGAGTCTATCGTGAATAATAGAATAAGAGGCTGAGTCAAAACGATCTTCACCCGCTGCATTTTGAATAGGAGTCCCATCGAGGAAAATACTATTTAATGGATAAGCCTGATTGTCTAAACCTTGAATTGGACCTTCTGCAATTAGGTCTAAAACTTTTGCATGTTGGATTGACTGAAGCGAGTCGTCCGCTTCAGTTGGTGTTCTGTTATTCCCTCCCTTTTGTCCGCCTCCAGCTCCTCGAATTAAAACCATGTCAAACCACCTGATCTGTATCTAAACCGACCGAAATGGCCGCACTTCCAACATATAACCGTCCGTAACAAATAGGAACGGGCACCCCTTGATGAATTGTATTTGAAACGCCTCCAAAGCCAAAACTTTCATTTTTACTTGCATCTTTTGGTTGCTTTGGTTGAGGTGAAAGCATTTGCGAAATGCCTCCTAAAGCTAAACTTGCACCCATGTAAACCGCTGTCTTTGCTAAAAAACCAGCCTTTGCCCAACCAACAGCAGCAATACCACCCGGAAGAAAAACAGCCGCCCCAACTATTGCAGCGCCTAAAAGAAATCGGCCGAAACCTCGACCAGCTCCAGACAAAACAGGCGTAATACTAAACACTTCTTTTTGACTCCACGGATAATCTAATTCTTCAATATTCTCCTGACCTATTTGAGCTTTTCCGACTAGAACTTTATAAGCTATTCCATTTTGATCGTTATCAATAAACCATTTTTCTAGCCCATCAAAATTAGCAAATAAAGCTTTAAGAGCCTGCGCAGGAGTTTCAACGTTTAGCTCAAACGTTCCTTGACCTAATCGTTTTTTTAATGCCCCGTAAACCTTAACGACTTTCATGTCTTAAGCATAGCTCAGTCACCTTTTGATAATAGCCGCCATAGACATCGCGAGAAGAAAGTCTTCCTTGAACGTGATGCAAAACAATCATTTCGTCGAGATAAATAGCTGCATGATTCGGGACAATCGAATCAAGTTTCATTAATAAAATGTCGCCATATTTTATTGAATCCATTTCGACCTCCCTCATCCCTTCTTTTTTAAAATTATCTAAATACATATTTTCACCTTTTTCCCACCATTTATCTCTTCTATGATAATCGCCCATTTTTATCCCTAATTCTTTTTTATAAAAATCTTGCCATAAGGTATAACAATCAATTACGCCATGAAAAAAAGGGCGTCCAACAAACGGCAGTTCATACCCATTGGGTTCACAATATCCCCATTGTTCAGTATCAGGATTAACAACAAACCACGGCAAGCCAGATTTTTCACAAGCAACTAAATCCGCTGGACTTGGGTGATGATTTGTAATGGGATGAGAATGAATCACGCAAATTATTTCGCCTTTATCTTCACATTTCGCATAATCGACAGGATCTAAAACAAAATGTTCGTCAGGTGTATCGGCCAAATTATTACAAGGAAAATATCTTTGACGACCTTTAACAACATGAACCAATCCGACACTTTCTCTTGGTGAATCTTCCTTTGCATGAGCCAAAGCCTCTTCTTTGATTTTTTCTTTTAATTTCATTTAATTTGGCCAGCACCCGGAAAACCACCAAACGGCAAAGTATCGCTAAACCGTTTTTTACAAGAAGTTAGTCTTTTTCCGCAAACATCATTGGCCGCCCCTGTCACTGCATTGTCATTCACATCAAAATAATCTGTCCCCGTATAACTACATTCAGAAGACCTATAAGCCCATTGACAAACAGAAGCAACAACTTGTCTTTTTGGTACAGTTGTCCCCGGTAAATCAAATTTTGAAGCTAATTCAAAAGACACTTGTGATCGGTCTTCCGAAGCTTTTCTGTCTATATACCAAAGCTCAACAGGAAACTGAGCATAAGGATCGGCCGCAGATTCCCCGTCCAAAAATTTTTTTAAAGTTCTTATTCTGCGAACTTCAGCACCTCCTAAATCATTCCCAGCGGTGGTTTCATTAACAAGTAAAAGCAATGCAGTTATTTCAGCAACAGAAACATAATTACCCGATGCCATTCTTTTAGAATTTCCAACAGTTAAAGTTGGGCGCGGAAGCGTACCCTCTCCAGCCTTAAATTCAAACCCTGAAGCTTCAATCGGTTGTCTTGTGTAACTATTTCCTGCCCATGTAATATTTCCATTTACGGCAGCATTAACCCCATTATGCCACCGATAAATATCAGAACTTCCATGCAAATTGGAATTTAAACGAAGCTCAAATAATTCAATAATTGCACTTGGAGCTAAAGTTGCTAATTCTTCATAAGCGCTACTGATTGCAGTCCAAACGCAACTATTGTCTTGAACCGTTGACCCGACATCTGTACCCCATTTTGGCTCGCTTGAATCGCTTGTTCCTGCTGTTGTGCATCTAAAGAAAAGACCCGTGATCTGAGCCGTTGCGGCTCTTCTAATATCTCCAACACTAAAAGAAGTGCTTGCCGCCCAAACTGCAACCGCCATTATGGTTCAAAGAATTGAATAAAAGTTGCACTGATAGAGGCTCTATTCAAATAGGGTATTGTTTTCGTCCAAGAAAAACAACGCCATTTATACGTGCTTGAATCTTCTGGCGGGGACCATTCAAAAACAGCACCGTCGTCAGCTCTTGCGTTTAAAAAATTTTCAATAGTGTCGGCATCGGTTTCAGAAACTTCCCATCTTAAAGACCATTGTTTTGGATTTTGATTGATGCCAAATTTTAAAACTTGCGTATATCCGTCACCCATTTGAATACGTTCTAAATTCGGACTGCTACTTTTAGCAGCTCCATAAGTAAATTGAATCGCTGGAAAGGTTGCCATAAGCTTAAGCCGCTAATAATCCGCCCGGTCTTTTTTGACGGACCAATTCAGCCTGAATTGCTGCTCCTAGCATATTGCCCAACTGCGCCGCTTGGTCGCCATCTCCTTCCACAGACGAACCAGAAGCATCAACACTTACCGAAACATTAACGGAACCCCCTCCGCCTAATTGATCATTAGGAACGATTCTTCCAGCCTGACGAGGAACGAAAAGTTCGGGGCCTTTTTCTCCAACTATTGAAGGCTTCCCAACTGGCGGTATTCCTCCAGCGGCAAAACCCGGTAGTCCAAAATGTTTAAACGCTGCCCCAATAGCAATATCTAACAACATGTCAGAAATTTTGCTTGCAATATTTGAAAGCATTTCACCCAATGATTGAGTCCCTTTGATTAAACCTTTAATGCCTTGCGCCAAACTTTGCGAAATCGTAACGCCAACCTGCTTGAATCCTTCGTTCAGGAACTTCGTCATCTCAATTTGTTTCTGCAACGAAGCCTCTGCTTTTTTATCTGCTTTTTCTTTTGCAATTCTTTCCTTTTTAACTTCTGGATCTTCTGTTGCAAAGTTTTTTATTCCTTCAATCATTCCGACCGCTGCGTTAAATCCTGTTACTTGCTTAACTCCCCATTTAACCCATCCCGGTAATTTATCCCAAAACTCTTGTACTTTTTGCAAAATAAAATTAAACGCTTGCACAAAAGGATCAACAATTAATTTTGCAATATTTCCAACCCCTTGGCCTAATGCTGTAGTGAAATCACTTACCTTTTGAAAACCAACATCAACCGCTTTTAAGAAAACAAACCATTGCTCGCTTAGTTTTTGAATTGGTCCGCTTGGTCCTGCCTGTATCCCTAAGCCCTCAAAGAAACCTTGAGCAAGATCGGCCAACAATCGAAAAGGAAAAACAACTGTTTTAATTGCAACGCCCAAAAATTCTACGTTTCTTGCAATCGCACGAATAACAAGTTTTAAAAGCTCCCCAACTTCTGAACCATCTGCAAAAATATTCTGAAACGCAACTCCCAGCCGTTTTATTTGACCTTGTATTGTATCCGACGCGGTAAAGGCTGCCCGAGCTGCCGCACCTTGCGCGTTTACTTGATTCTCTAAAAGTTGGTTGAATTTCTCTGTATCTTGAATTGCGTTCTGTATACCTTTAAAGGCTTCAATACCGAAAGCCTGTTGAAGTTCAGCCGTTGAGAATTGTTGTAATTTTTCTAACGTTCCACCTAGTCCATCAGCGGCAAGGCTGACATCATTCATTTGAATTCCTAATTTTTTCCCTACCTGTCCGCTTGATATTTTTGCTAACGCTGCATTGAGTCCAGTAAACGCCGTTTCTGTTTGAACGCCTGCCGCAGTGGATTGAGCAATAACCGCGTTGACTTCTGCTAACGGAACTTTTAAGCCCGCCGCAGTTGTTGCGACTTTACCAATATTGCTTGAATACTGGCCAATGGTAATAATTCCGTCCGCCTGTGTTTGTGCGAACTGATCCATTAAGAACGCCGCGTCGTCCGCAGTCTTCCCGTAAGCGTTTAAAACTTTTACAGCCGCGCCGCCTGATGTATTGATGTCAGTAAATCCGCCAGTTGCTCCAAGACTCGCCGCTTTTAAAATCTTGGCCGCGTCAGCCGCATCGGTAAAGCCCGCAGAAGCAACGTCATAAGCCGCCGAGGTTAATTCAACGACACTGGCTTGCCCTTGTAATTCGCTGGATAGAAGCTTTAAATTACCGACGAGCTTGTCACTATTTCCTCCAAGAGTTTCAAACTTTGCCTCGGCAAAATCTTGTTTAACTAACGTCGCAAAGACTTGTTGAAGAATTGCACCCGCAGTAACTAAAGCAGTAATAGGGCCAAGAGCGCTTTTTAGTGCTGACCCTGCTGCATGAATCCCCGGCGTTGCCGCCTTTGCCGAAGCTCCTACACCCAAGAAGCCGAGAGCTGCCCCTTTCAATCCACCTTGAACGACCTTTAACTTTGAACCTTGCTTATTAATCGTGTTATTAAATTTCTTTGCTTGCGCGTCAACTTTTTTCAGACCATTGATTGTCTGTCCAGTTTCAAGGCGTAAAGCAATGCCGACCTGTTTCATTATTTACACCGCCTCGAAAACATCGAAAGTGATCCTGACCTGAGTCTGAAAATATGATTCAGGTTCGGGATTAACAAAAACTTCGGGGCCAACAGGCGCATCAAAATAAACCCCTGAAACTTTTACCTTATTATAAAGATCCCTAATCCTTTTACCGACAACAAAATTTTCACCCGGTCCAATACCTTTTGTACTAAATACATTAAAAACAACAACACCGTTGACCTTGTTTTGATCCATCGAAAAATAAGAACTACTTCCAAAACTAATATCACATTGAACCCAAGTTTTTTTATTTGGTGGCTTAAAAGGCGTGTTGTTAAAAACGACTGTAATGGGTGGAGTGCCTGTCAAAAGTTCATCTTGTAGACGCGTTTCAATCGTCGATCTGACTGTGTTTAAATCTGCCGCAGCCATTACTTACCACCCCAAGAACGCCAGAGTTGCTTTCCTCTATCTTCGAGGTCTTTTTCGATTAAGTCAATCCAACCGACCTTCTGTTTAGGAGCTTCGCCCCTTTTTTTATTTCCGCTTCTATATTTTCCACCCCAAGAAGGCGGCAAACTTGTCCCAAAAACAACAGGCTCCGCGTAAGGCAAATTGTTATGCACGTAATAAGTATTTCCAACTTTTTCTTTTCCTACTTGATAATTGCTTCCTTTTGCTGGCCCCGCGTTTTGATATTTACCCGGTGGCTTTGGTGCCCCGCTTGTGTCGTTTTGTCCTATCTGCCAACTAGCCGCAAGTCTTCCTGTGTCAACTGGCGTTCCTTCTTTAACTAAGGAATCGGCTTCTAAAACTAAAACGCGCATTAATTTATCTAACTCCTTTTCGTATTCTGGTCCCATGTCAAGAATAGAAATGTTGTCAAACATTACGCCCTCAAATAAAGAACATAATTAAGAAAAACGCCCGCTTGTATTATTTTTTCAACCCTAATAATTTGATAAGTAACCCCACTCATTACAAGCTCGTCTGTTGTTAAAGGCTCAACGGTCAAAGCATCAGCGGCAATCATTATTTTTAAATCGTCGCCATGAATTAATTCATTAACTTCTCGTTGATTAACAGACGACAAAACACCTTTTAAAGAAGTATCACTTGTCGAACGGTTAACCTCGCTGCTTTTGACGTTGTAAGTTCCCACAGTTACGCGCCTAAAAGTCACAGAGGTTCCGATGCCTGTCGTTGCGACAACTTTACCAATGACTTTTTTTAAACCCGCTTCTAATCCCATTTATAAATAATAGGCAATGACAGAGCCGGCGCTTGTTTGAGTAATACTTGTGAAGATCCCTTCGATGTCTGTACTTGCTTTTAGATCAATTCCAGAAACTGTTGAAGATCCATTTTTTGTGACGTTTGGAGAAACCAAAGTAACAGTCGAATCTGTTAAGCAAGTGATTTTTCCAAAACGCCCTGTGTGGGCATTTGTGTCTGTGATGATAATTGCAGACGAATAGGCGTAACCCATTTTTTAACTCCGTTTGATTGATACATTACCCGGCCCACTTATTCTAAGACCTGTCAACATTCTTTCATACATTGGCGGAACACGATCAGCGCCAACGGCTCCTGTTGTCATAGGTTCAACAGCAATTCCACCAACTCCGACGCGTTTATAATCTTCCAATCCTGAAAGTCCTAAGCCCGCTTTGTTGTTGTTTAAATAGACTGCCAATATTATCTGTGCTTCTTTTATTTGTTCAGGTATTTCCGTTGTCGTAAAATAATCAGCCGTTAACGTATAAGGAAAACCAGAAATCGAACGGTTATAAGTGTCAGGTTTTAACACTCCTTCCCTTGGCCATTGCATCCCTTGAGTATCTGTTGCTCTAGCGCCTAGAAATCTTTCACGATCGATTCTTACCGCCGCAGTATATAAAGCTCTATTTTTTTGGTCGGTTGTTGCGGACGCCCACGCGGTCACGTCGTCATCTTCAACAAGACCATCAATTAAATCTTGTGCATCAGTCAGCGATAGGTAGCTGTTCGCGTTCGACGCCCCGACTGTGTGATGAATCGTTATTGCCATTTGTTAAAGGCTTGGTTTTTCTTTTACGTTTTGGCTTTGCCTTGACAGTAGAACAGGAAGCCGTCGAAGCGGCCTCCAATTCTGCTTGCCTTCGCCTAAATGCGAATAATCCCATTAGTGGGCAGAAGTTACGCCAGAGTAAACAGTGATCGCTTCAGAACCGCTTGCAATAGCTGTAACACGTCCCAAGAAAGAACGAGTCGCTGCTGCTGCTGCGGTGTTTGTGTTGTCACTGTCAAGAGTAACGCCTGTCCCTCCTACCAAAGTCATCGCGTGAGTAGAGGCAGCCTGATTTCTCAAAGTGATTGAGAAAGTTGTACCAATACGAACACCAGACCCAAGCTCAGCAACAATTTCTGCTGCTGTTGCTGTAGTGACATCTTTGCCACCTGTAGGAGTCATTACGACAAGGCTGTTGACAGACTGTGCTGCTGTCAAAGTTGTATCAGCGTCGGACGCTGCTACAAGTTCAACGCTTGAATTTTCCCTGTTAAAAACAGGATTTTCAAGTTGGAAAATACTAGCCATTAGTCCATATTAGATAAATTGGACACTCTTACGATCCCAACGTTTTTGGTTTCGTAAACCTTGCTCCAGTTAGTAACTGTCGCGAGCTGCGCGGCTGTTGGGTTTGCAGTTGTTACGCCCCACTTACTTCCAATCGGATGATAGATGTAATGAAGGTCGAAACTCATAGCATCAGACTTTGCAAGGATGTCCCTGTCAAATTCTGTTTTAAGTCCTGCCTGTTCGCCGCTACCTACTGAACCATTAGCAAACAAATAAGTCGCGTAAACTGTTCCAGATCCAGAGCCTTTGGTTGTTACGTCATCAGAAACAATAACGTTTAAACCGCAGTACTTAGGAACAGTACCTTCGCCACCATAAGCCGCAGCGATTGAACCACCTGAAGCGGTTGCACTTGCATTTGTATCAGCAGCAAGAACGAAATCAACCATCTTGCGCTCTAACAAGTCATAAAAGACGTTGCTGTGAACACAAATGGAAGTAAGCTTTCCGCCTTGATCGCCAAGCTTTGCCTTTGCCTTTGCAATATGGCCGGGGCTTAATGCTGTTCTTGTATCACCTGCTAAAGCATCAACAGCTAAATCAGAGAAAGCGGTGTTTCCTGCATTAAGAGCAGAAAGATCACCAAACACACCCGCCAAAGTATTTAATAAATCCTTCTGACGTTCGTGAGCAATATAAGAAGCAAGCTTTGAACCAACTGCCTTAAGAGGATCAGAACCAGCCGCTAATGCTGCTAAGTCTCTAGCCTCGAAAGCATCGCCACGATGTAAAACCGCTGCGACTTGCTTGTCTGCTGTGATCTTCTCAGGAACAAGAGAAGTGCTGTCTGTTAAAACCTTGAATGTACTATTAAGGTTTGCGTTCCAGAAAGGAACATTAACGAAATCACCACCATCCTCGGATGCGTTGAGCTGCGCCATTGGTTGAACAACACCAGACGCCAAGAAGGCATCTTTTTTTGTTGTCTCTTCATTGACGTAGCTCTCAAACACCTCGGGGATAATGACATCGCTTCTAAGCGTGGCCATTGCCGAAATTTATGAAAGAGTATTATTCGCCCGCAGGGCTACAGTCCGCAGCGCAGCCTTGAAACTGTTACCGCCTATAGTAGCGCGTTATCTTATTTGTTTGCAGAAATTATTTCCTTAGCCTTTAACCAAGCGTCACGACCATATCTTTTGTAAATATCATGTTCTACATCATGCTCGCCATTAGCAAGCCTTTTCATTAGGTCGGAATCAATACCCGCAGTATTGCCAGAAGCAGAACTTCGACTTGCTGGCGCTCCGCTTCCTTGAGGTGAAGGATCTTTTAATAAATAATCGCGCTTATCTTCGACGAGTTTATTTTTGATCCACTCGGTAACGGGTGGCCTGTCGTATCCATCAATAACAACAGGAACGCCATCTTTCATTTCGATCTTTTCTTTAGGTAAGAAATTATTCAAAACAAGATCAGGATCTCGAACGACTTCAGATAAAGCTTGAACGGCTGGATTGATTAACTCAAGATTTTTAACTTTAGATTCAAGCTCTTGAATTGCTTCTTTTTGCTTTGCCTCCCTTTCCCTGAATTGTTCCTCCCTTGCCGTTAAGGCTTCGCTGTATTTCCCTTTACGCTCCAGCTCCGCCTGCTCGCTTTGCTGCTTAAAGGTTAATAATTCATTAATGTCGGTTCCTTCAGGCAAACCCGAAAGAGTTTCTTCGACCTTTTTAAACTTCCTTTTTTCTTCTAGGAGTTCTTTGTTCTTGATGTCGGTTGCATCAATACGACTTTCAAGCTTTTTAACTAAAGCTTGTAAATCTTCGACATTTGTTTGATTTGAATCGCTCGGCGCAGCTTCGCGATTTTGTTCGTCTGACATGAAAACCCGCAGGGTTGCATTTATATACTAACAATAGCCCTTCTTCTTTACACCCTTGCTGCCTTTTTTCTTTTTCTTCGCCATTTTAGACGGTCCTCCTTATTGATTTGCTTAGTATACAATGTTATTCTAACAATAATTTCAAAAGGTGCTTAAATGCTTGGCTCCGAACGTATGCAAAAAATAATAGATGAAGTTGCCCTCGGTATAGAGCCGAAGGGTAAAGAATCCGCAGATGCCGCGAAATTCAGAGCTGGTGTTAAACAAGATATTGCTAACGCCGAAAAGATTGCAAAGAAAAAAAAGATGAACGGTTTCACAGTGGACTACACCCCAGAATTTCCTAGCCTTTAACTTTCATCTAAAACCATATCTGTCCATTTGTTAAATTGACTGTCAGGCTGCCACGCTTTTCCTATAAATCTATTCCATAAATTTTGGTCTTGTATATTTAAGCCTTTCTCTTTTGTGAACGTTGCGACCTTGATGGCTTGACCTGTTTTATTCATGTCATACAATTCAAAGTCGTCAAAAATTCCCGCCTGAAGTGCATCAGGAACAACTTTTGAAACATTCCTATGGACATCACGAACATAAGTCGCAGGGACAAGACGTTTAGTCTTTAAGAACCTTTGATAATTTCTTTCGAGCGCTGTTTCAATATCTGCCGTCGCATATTTAGCCTTGACCTTCATGCCCCTTTCAGACATTTGTTTGATTTTGCCTTCTAAGCTCTTAAGACTATTGTCCCCCGTTCCGTCGAGCATTGTGTGATAACGACGTTGAGCCGATTCTCTCATTAATCGTTTAGACAAGTATGAAGATTCTTCATGAACATAACCAGCCGCAGCCTTAGCCGCTTTCCCTCCTTTCTTTTGCATTTCTACAAATTCAGGCAGTCGTTTCTTTATTTCATCCGAATCAATAACTACCGTTCCTTTTGGCAAGGGTGACTTCTTAAGCATGATCGACTTACCAGAAGCCGACCCTCCGCCAGTCATAAAGAAATCAGGATTTTTTTGAGGCTTTGGATTATTTTCTTTCAAAATATCATCCACAATCTTGTCATGTAATTTTTGACGGTCTTTTGTCCAGACTGTTGCGTTTGTTGGCTCGGCTCCTTTCTCCAACGAACCATCGCTGTATCGCTGCCATGAATATTCCGCGCTCTTCCTTTCTTTCACGATTGTCGGTTTCTTTTTAATATTTGACGGCTTACCATAAGACTTTTGTAATTGTTTCAGGCTCTTTTCACTTCCGTCAGAACTTACAAATTTTGCAATGGCTTTATCTGGTCCATCTTTTTTTGCCAACTTATCGAAGTATTGAAACTTACCCCGCCACACTTTTTTGCCACTTGAAAGCGTGACCTGTTTCCCTCCTAATATTTTCGCCCGCATCTGAGGCGGTTGTTTTTGTAACCAAGACCCGTAAGAAGTTCCAGTTGGAACAGGCCCACCAACAGCGGCTCTTGTGCTTCTCGTAAAGTTTGGCGGCGGTATGCCTAAGCCTTCGTAATCAATAGTCGCAACGGTTCGACATCTGCAATTAAAATGTTGAGGCGGTGTCGGTCCCTGACCATATTTAAAAACTTTTTGATCAAGGGCCATGCATTGAGGGGCGGTCCTACTATCTAGCGTTGCCAAATATTTATAACTTTGTGTGATGTCGCTGTTTTGTTTGTAAACAGATTGCGCGGCTGTGTCGCTGACTTGTTGAATTGAAGTACGCACAAGCGTCGAAATTTGGTGATTAGCCATTCGAGTGGCTTCCCCTCCTGCCAACGCGAGCTGTTTCGCTGTTCTTGCTTTTTCCCCAAAATACAACTTTCCAAGAAGACGCCGCCCGACCTGTTGAGTTGTTTCTCCTGAAAGTAAACCGTCGCGAATAGTACGCCCAAATAAATCAGCGTTTTTTTCTGCTAATCCCCTAAAAGCTTTGCTGACAATATCGCCATTTGGCAGGGTTAATTTCGACCCCATTTTTGCAGTTAAATTAAAACTTCCTTGAGCTTGTCTTAACCCGTCAACACCTTTAACGGCCGCCTGTAAATCATCGCTTAAAACATTTGCATTTATATCAGTTGCTTTATTTTTAACAACGGCCTCGGCAAACTTTGGGGACACTTCAACAGAACGAACCGACGAACGCATCCCCGCAGGTAAAACTTTTTTTAATTGTTCTTCTACAAATTCAGATTGAAGCTTTGCAATTCCATCAAGATTTTTTATTAATTCCTTTGAACTACTATTCGACCAACCTTCAAGACTCTTTTTTGTCTGAGCTAATAACGAACGTAAACGAGCCGCCGTATATTTGGGCTGGCTTGCTTTTGGCAGTCTTTCTATTGCTTCAAGCTTTCGAACCGAATCAAGAATGATTTGGTTGTAAGACTGGATCAATTCTTTTGAAACTTTATTTTCAAACCGATTTAAGTCGAGCGAATTACGAAAGTAAGTTTCTGGAATTAGATCAGAATAAGGAACCTCGGCCCCGACTTTTCCACGGTCAACAGTTCCAAAAATAGATTTTATTTTAGGAGCCATTTACTTAGTCTTCTTGGTCTACATCTTCAGGCTCCGCAGACTCCTCGTCTTCATTTTCGTTAGCTTCAAGAATTGGCGCTTCTGCTTCCATTGCTGATAATCCTTCTTGCTGAACAGCTAATAATTCCTCTTCAATTTCAAAATCATCGCCCAACACCTCGCCCGCTTCTAATTGCTTCAACAAGGTTTCCTGTGTAATCGCTCCGCTTGTCCATAGCTCCTTAAGGCTGTTGATTTCTTGAGGGTCTAAACGTGAACCGAGGAAGTCCCGATTGACGAAACAATTACCAGACTGCGAAAGGTTTAAATATTTGGCGTGATACATGAGGCAGTTATCAATCAAATCTTGTAACTGTTGCGCCACGACTTTCATTGTGCTGTCGCCTTGACTCCTGTCGATTTCCTTCGCCTTCGAACTCTCTCCCACATTCTTCAACTTGGTTCCCAAAATTGCCGCCATCCCAAGCTCGTTAATCTGCTTTTCGATTCGATCTAATTGCGTAAATTGTGCATCAAAAGACTTTCCTTCTGGTTCAATAAATCGCGCATCTGAATCAGTTGGAAGACTTAACGCTTCACTCGGGCCAGCGCTTACTTCCTCCGCACTTTGAGGGAATCCAAAAAACGCCAACATCGGAACCGCTGAAATATGGAGCTGGTTCGAAACATCAGAGCCATTTTGATAGCTAAGAATATTAAGTTGGGCTACGTCACCGAGGGGCGGCCTCGACTCCATAAAATTAACCCTATTGGAATAAGCAACGGCAAAAGGAATTTCAGAAAGGCTTGTTGTACCTTCTTCGTGCAAAGTAAACTCACCCTGTTTGTTCCTTCTGTGAATTTCAAAAGCACCCGGAGTTAATAGACGAACTTGCTCGACGGTAGTTTCTGAATATTCACCATCAGGCTCAACGACCTTTTCCAAAAGCCTTAACTGTGTAAATTTGCGAGCGCCGTCAATAATTTCTGATCGCCATCCGAGAATTTCCCGAGGGCTATATGTAACCCAATAAGGACGCCCGCCATTCTTGTCGGCCTCAACTAAAACGCCCGCATGTCCATAGCGTAATATCGTTCTCGCGCAGGTATAAGCCCACACTGACAACCCGTTATTTTGCATGTCAATATCAAATAAATCTTCTGTTATTCGCGGCGGCACGTCATTTGTTCGAATTGGCTTTCTTATTAACATCCCCGCCAATAGCTTTTCTATTCGTTCGTAATAAGGCGGACAAACAGAACGGCTTAATCTGCGGTCATAACTTCTTTCGTCCTCGCGCTCCATTTGTGGCAAATATTTCCGATGCTTCGCCCTGATGCCCTGCGAACCTGTTAGCAAATCTTCAATGACTTCCCAATAAATTTCTTGATCTAAATAAGCCTGACAAGGCTGTTCAATTCCTCCATCATTGGGCTGTCTTCTATGCTCGTAAATGTTGTAACCGCTATACACTGGTTAATCCTCTGGACGTTATGAACATCATCTTAATTGTACTCATCAATAAATCCTAATACCTGTTGATTTTCCTGCGTTTAGATGTAAAGGATTGAAGCGCCTCCAAACAATATAACCAAGAGCATCGGCAAAATGATCGTGTCCTGAATCCTTCGAGGGTTGGCCCTTGTCATCGTAACTTTGCAGTTCTAAGGACTTAATCATTTCTTTGCATCGCGGATGAATATGAAAACGAATTTGGCCTTTACCATTTTCCAACAATGCTTGAACAGCATTAACACGGTCAGCAATAGCCGGATTCGACGCCCCGGACTGGTTATATATTTTGTAGTTGCTAAGAATTTGGATGTCGGTCTTGCTGCTATTCGTAGATCTTGCTCCGCCGCTTGCGTCAGGGTATCCATAAACCGTGGCTCGGGGAAATTTCGCCCTGATAGTTTTTCCCAATTCGTCGGTGTCATACGCTCTAATTTCATCAAATATATAAAGTTCTTCGTTTTTAATAACGCCCAAAATCCCGGACATTTTGCCGATATTAAAGTCGATCCCGACGTGAATTATTTCATTTGTTAAGTCGGGTATCTCGGTTGTTAAATGTTTTTCTCTATCGAATCGGGTATATACACAACCTTGAGTGATATTCACAAATTCACCCAAGAGGTAACTCTTTAAAAGAGATGGCTCATAATTAGATTCCAAACGGTCAATGAAATCTTTTGGAAGGTGTTTATTTTCATAAGTGGTCATCTTGACAAGCTTCCGATCTGTTCGCGCTTGTGCTTCCTCTGTTCCAAAAGTGTTATAGAAAAACTTGAAACCTTCAGGAGTTGAAGCGGCTGCAAATTGCCTCACATTTCCATCCCTTAAACGTGCAAGGATTCTTGGAAAGGCTGCCTCGCATGTTGGCTGTGATACAACGTCCAACTCGTCGCAAACTACATGCGAAAGATTTAAACCAACGATACGATTGTAATTTTCAAAAGACCGACAAAGTAACGTCGTCGGCTTTTCTAAGTGCAAAGTATATTCAGGCAACGGTGACGCCCTGAAGCTGTAAGAAATTCCATATTGCTCTAAAAAATCATTAAAGCCCCTGATAAAAATATCGCGCACAAGAACATTGGTCGGCTCAAAAACACACCCGGTATAGCCCATGTTGAGGATTGCGAGCTGAACGCATTTAGCAAACAAGGCGAAACTTTTTCCCGATCCATAACCAGCACAAAGCCCAAGAATTTCTGTGGTTGTATCTTCAAAGAAACGAGCTTGGCCTGTATGAAGATCCGCTTCTATTCGTTTTAAAATATCGGCTGAACGTGTTGGATCTGGCGGAGTAATAAAATCAAAAACACTTTCTTTCTTACAGACTGATTCAATAAGGGAACTCATACAGACATTTCAAAGCGTAGGAGTTTGGCTTGAAGCTCCAAAGATTTCATAGCAACGACAAGATTATTATCTTCTGAGGCTCGGCGCTCGTAATCCTGAAGACGTGCTATTGCGGCAAGGAGAAATTGCGGGCGCTCCATTTCACAATCAATGGACTGAAGAACGCGAGCGCGTTGCAAATATTCTTCTGTTTGTCGAAGTGAAACCTTGAAATTTTCCGCGCAGTATCGGACAATCTGGGTTTTATTATGTCCACGCAAAAGAAGATCATAAACACGATGAACGCGCTTATCTATTTCAATATTGGTTGCTTTTTTTGCGGGCTTTTTCGCCATGATGTCACTATAGACGGCACTGATTAAAATTGAAACAAACTGAATCTTATTAAGATTAAAAGGAAGGGAGTAGCGTCCGCAGGATAATTGACAACCAATAAATAAAGATGTATACTAAAGAAGTCAGCTCGTTACTGACACTTTTCAAAAAAGAACCAACCGAACAACATGACCGACTCATTTCAATTTTTATCTAAGTTGTTGGGAATGACCAACAGCGCAAACGAAAATGAAAGCGCAGTTGCAAAAGCAAAACTTGAAGAGCAACTTTTAAAGCGCGGAATTACAAAAGACCAACTTGAAAAAAGAGTTGAAGAAGGGATCGAAGATCCAACATTAAAAGAAGCGATCAACTGGACATGGACAGACGAAAAAGGCCATCAGCATTTTTCAAGAGTTAAACCCCATGAACAAATTATCGTCAGCGCTTGCGTTTCTTTCTTCAATGGAAAATTAGTTATCGGGAATAGCTACAAAGGAAAATGCTTTGACATCTTCGCGACAAAAGGGAACAGAAAACAGATCGATTTGTATTCTGCCTATTTAATCGAAGCATGTGAAAGAGCATTAAAAGAAGAACGAAAAGGAGTACGCGGCGGATTCGATGCGACATTCAATTCAAGCTTCAGAAAAAATTGGGCTTGGAAAATCCAAAGCAGATTGAACGACATGAAAGAAGCGGAAGAAAAGGACGGAAGGCGCGAAGTTAAGCAAGG